TACTGGAAGAATGCAGAGCAACTCAATGGTCGCCTAGCGATGATTGGATTCTTTGCAGCAGTACATAACTACATCCTTTTCGGTGCAGTTATGCCTGGTATCTTTTGATATCACAGGTCTCTTTAACTTCTATCCCTATTACAAATCTAAGAACAATGACACCAGAAGCAGAAAAATTTAATGGCTGGATGGCCATGCTCGGAATAGTAGCAGCACTAGGTGCTTACTCATTCACAGGTCAAATCATCCCAGGAGTATTCTAAAATGGATAATTCTAACGTAGCAATTTGGTCAAGAGCAAACGGTAGGTTTGCAATGTTAGCCTTTTGGGTAATCTTGGCTGCTTACACGAAGTTTACATACTTTACATAAATACATATTCGTAACCGATATAAAAATGTCAGACGTTCAGTTAGCATTATTTTTCCCTTACATCCCTGTAGTAGTTTTACTTGTTATCTATTTTGCATCTGGTGCAGATATAGATGATGACGATGACGATGACTTTCAGGGGGGTAAGGGGATAAGGTTACAACCAGCATATTTACCTACGTCATGAGTATAAATACAACTGAGTATTATTACCTATCATGCCAGTTATTATTTTTGCCGTCACTATAGCAGCGTATACTTATTCAAATGTTGGGCAGTATTTTTTTCAGTAGTATAGTATTACAAATTCCTCCAGCAACCCACGGGTTGTTGGAGTTTGCTTTTTTGTGTGGAGTGGGGGTTGCAGGTTCCTCAATGCATGTGCTATAATAAGAACTGAAAAGATCTATATGTATGAGAAAGTACAGTGAAGATGAAATCTTGCAAGAGATTTCAGATTACATTTCAAACACTTACAAAGGTCATTACTCTGTAGGAAACGTACAGACTCTTGATCTTATTGATTCTGTAGGTGATGCAGAAGCATTCTGTAGGAGTAATGTCCTAAAGTATGCATCACGATATGATAGAAAGGGTACAGCACGTAAGGATATTATTAAGATAATCCATTATGGTATGCTACTCTTACATTTTTCAGACAAGCGTTCGGCAGCAGATCAACGTATTGCTGGCAATCCTACTGCTTTTGCGGTAGACTATGACAAATAATGAAACTACGTGAAACTATGAAACTGTCTGATACAACTCTGAAGATACTTCAGAATTTTACGACAATCAATCAATCTCTAGCATTCAAGGAAGGTAAGAAATTACGTACAATCTCTCCAATGAAAAATGTGTTGGCAGAGGCAGAGATAGAGGAGTACGTACCTAAGGACTTTGCTATCTATGACTTACCTCAGTTCTTGAATACAGTATCGTTATATAAGAATGCAGATATAGATGTATCTACCAATCCAAACTTTGCAAGTATAAAGTCTGCTGGTGCATATCAGTATCATCAGAGATCAAAGTATTTCTTTTCTGATCCTAGTGTTATTATTGCACCACCTGAGAAGAATATGGTACTCCCTGATGAGTTCGTATCTTTTGCTTTATCAGAAGAGCAGTTAGTCAAACTGATGAAGTCTGCTTCTATACTTCAGTTACCTGACTTGTCAGTTGTAGGTGATGGTGGTGTAGTCAAGTTAGTTGTTAGTGATCGTAAGAATGATACTTCTAATGAGTTTGCTATTGTAGTAAATGAATCTAAGAAGATCTTTCAGTTCAACTTCAAGATTGAGAACATCAAGTTAGTTACTGGTAGTTATGAAGTTGTTATATCTAAAAAGAATCTTGCAAGGTTCTATAACCCTAACTATAAGTTGACTTATTTTATTGCACTGGAGCCTGATTCAAGTTATGAAACCGATGGATGATAAACCTGAAGTACGTGTCAATACGGACGTACTTGCAGAAGTAATGAAAAAGTATAAGAAGATAAAGAAGTACCAAAAGTCTAATCTTTTTGTGATCAAGAAACTAGATGAAAATTAGTAATGTCTTGATGTCCCTTCCTATCTATTCTATGAAAGTAGATTTAGATAAGAAGGAACTTATGAGAATTATATTGGATCATAGAGAAAGGTTTCCTGAGAGTAATGATAGTAATGTCAAAGCATGGCATAGTGATTACAAAACTCACAAAAAGGATCATAGGTTCAAACCATTTATAGATGAGATCATAGAGAATATCAAGACCATAAAACATTTTGATAATTCTTTCTGTGGTTTTTCTGGATTTGAAAAAACATTATATCTCAGGGACTTTTGGATATGTATGTATGAGGCAAACTCTGGACATCATGCTGTTAGACATCAGCATTTTCCTTGTCCTTATGCTGCAACATATTATGTTGATGTGGAGGAGAACTCTGCACCAATACATTTTCATGGTCTGAAGACCTTGAAAATTGTACCCGAAAGTGGTACACTGGTAGTGTGGCCAGGTTTCATCTACCACTCAGTCCCACCTACTGATGGTAAACGGACTCTTTTTGCAATGAATCTTTTAGTGAAGAATGACAACTTCTGATTTTATTTGGGTTGAAAAATACAGACCCAAGACAATTGACGATTGTATTCTCCCTGATGGTATAAAGAAAACCTTCAGGGAATTACTATCTCAAGGTGAGATACCTAACTTATTATTATCTGGTCCTCCTGGTATAGGAAAGACTACAGTTGCTAAATGTTTATGTGAGCAACTGGGAGCAGACTATTATGTTATCAATGGTTCTGACGAAGGTAGGTTCTTGGATACGGTTCGTAACCAAGCGAAGAACTTCGCATCTACAGTCTCTCTTACAAGCGAGTCGAAGCATAAAGTCATCATCATCGATGAAGCAGACAATACCACTTCCGACGTACAACTCCTTCTTAGAGCGAACATTGAGAGTTTCTACAAGAACTGTAGATTCATCTTTACCTGCAATTATAAGAACAAGATCATTGAACCTCTCCATAGCAGGTGCTCTGTTATTGACTTTGGTATTAGTAGACAGGACAAACCATCTATTGCAGCACAGTTCTTCACAAGAATAAATTATATACTAGAGCAAGAGAATGTAAAGAGTGATAAGAAAGTTATAGTACAGTTAGTAAGTAAGCACTTCCCAGATTGGAGAAGGGTTCTCAATGAGTTGCAAAGATATTCTGCAAGTGGAACAATAGACACAGGTATACTTGTACAATTAGATAATATAAATGTAACGGAGCTAGTAGGATATCTTACTAATAAACAGTTTCCTAATGTTAGGAAATGGATAGTTCAGAATCTAGATAACGATTCTAATGCTATACTAAGGAGTGTTTACGACTCAATCTATGAGTCTATGAAACCAAAGTCAATACCTGAAGCAGTTTTGATTATTGCGAAATACCAATATCAATCTGCTTTTGTAGCTGACCAAGAGATAAATCTATTGGCAGCTCTTACTGAGATAATGTGTAACTGCGAATTCAAATGAGAACACAGAACAAAGAGAACTATTATTACTGGTTCTGGATTATAGCAATGGTTGCTTTCATAGCACCGCAAGTTGTTACTGCTTATGCATATACTAGACTTGCAAATTATTTAAGTAAACCAGTACCAGTAGAGGTTCAAAAGATGCCACCATATCGAGTGGAGTATATCAAATGATTTTTCTTTCTTGTCCACCAGTGTACCATTTACCTGGCACTTGGACTAAATGTAAGGGGGCAATTATTCCTCATGGAAATATAGATCCTCAATACGGATTTGTAATTTTCATAGTTTTAGTATTACTATTTGTTGTAGGGTATGGATTGTATCTTACCTTTGGAGAAGGAGGTAAAGATCTACGAGATCCTATTGATGAACATGCAAAGATGCATGAACTAGGTATTGCTCATGGACACGATCCTAAAGGGAGACTTAAAAAATGAAATGTTTAGTAACTGGTGGAGCAGGATTTATAGGATCCCATGTTGTTGGTCAACTACTACAGAATAATCATGAAGTAGTAGTTATTGATGATGAATCTGCTGAATCAAATGATGCTTTCAATTGGTATGAGGACCATGCTGAGAATCATATAGTTGATATACGTGACTTCGATGCTTGCAGACCATTGTTTGATGGTGTAGATTATGTCTTTCATTTAGCAGCACGTAGTAGAATTCAGATTGCTATGAACAATCCTAGAGACTGTTTGGAAACAAACTACCTAGGTACATATAATATGCTTGAGTGTGCTAGGCAGGTAGGTGCTAGTAGGTTTATCAATTCATCTACATCATCTTCTTATGGTCTACTGAATGACCCACCATTACATGAGTCTATGGAAACAGATTGTTTGAATCCATACTCTGCTAGTAAGGTAGGAGCAGAAACTTTATGCCACATGTATTATAGACTGCATAAACTCAGGACTATAACACTAAGGTATTTCAATGTCTATGGTCCTCGTCAACCATTGAAAGGACAGTATGCACCAGTGATAGGATTGTTTGAGGAGCAGAAGAAACGTGGTGAACCATTGACTATAGTTGGAGATGGTGAGCAACGTAGAGATTTCACTCATGTAAATGATGTTGTCAGAGCAAATATATGTGCAATGATGACAAACTATTCTGGTATTACTATCAATATTGGTAGTGGTAAGAATCATTCAGTGAATGAAATTGCGTCATATATTTCTGACAATACTGTAAACATTCCTGAACGACCAGGTGAAGCAAGAGAAACTCTTGCTAATATAGAGAGAGCAAGAACATTGCTTGACTGGGAACCTACCATAACTTTGGAGGATTATTTTGATCCCAACACCTATCTTTGAACTACTTATTCTTATCATTTCTATAGTATGGCTAAACGTTTTACTCTCACAGTTGGGGGTTTACAGTGACGACACTGAAAAGTCTAAAGACTCCTCTAAGATATCCAGGAGGAAAAAGTAGAGCAGTAACTAAGATGAGTCAGTTCTTTCCTGACTTGACTGGTTATTACCAATATAGAGAACCCTTTCTTGGAGGTGGTTCTGTTGCTTTGTGGGTAACTAAACAATACCCTGATCTACTTGTGTGGGTCAATGATCTATATGAACCTTTATATAACTTCTGGAATCAATTACAGTGTAATGGTAAGGAGTTAGAATCAAAACTATTAGAACTAAAGCAGGAGAACAATGACAGAGATAAAGCACGAGAACTTTTTACAACGTGTAAAGAAGAAGTTAGTAATCGATCACTATCCGATCAACACCGTGCAGTGTGTTTTTATGTTGTTAATAAGTGTAGTTTTTCTGGTCTCACTGAGGCGAGTTCCTTCTCAGCCCAAGCCTCGGAATCCAATTTCTCCGTTAGAGGAATTGAAAAACTTAGCCAATACCAATCCCTCATCAAGTTCTGGAAAATTACAAACTACTCCTATGAGTTCCTTCTCAGTGGAGTCCAAACTAAGGTAAAGGATGCATTCATATACTTAGATCCACCATACGAAATAGAGTCTCATCTTTATGGTAAGAAGGGTGATCTTCATAAGTATTTCAGTCACGATGAATTCTCAGAGGAATGTGAGAAGTCTAAGCAGGATTTGTTTATCAGTTATAACTCTTCTAATTTGATTAGAGATAGATTCAAAGATTGGACTGCTGCAGAGTATGACCATACATATACTATGAGGTCTACTGCTACCTATACTAAAGCACAACAAAAACGTAAGGAACTCGTACTATGGAAAAGCTCTGGGATGACTCCAATTGGAGAGAAGAATCGCTCCCATATTATACAGGGAAACAAGCAGAACTCTTGAGAGATGGACCTAAGAGTCTTTCTCAATCATGGATACTTGGAGCAATGCATAATGAATGGAAGAGAAGGAATGGTTATAGAGAACCAGAACCACCAGATGTATCTTCTTCAATGAAGGAATACTTTCAAAAAGAACAGGAGTTTCTACAAGAATGATGACCGAACCAGTATCTGATTTATACGATGACATGGAACGTCTGAATACTCTATATGAAGAGTTACTTTGGCCAAATGACATCCCACTTGAATTTATTCCTGATTATGAAAACAACCGAATCATCATCCAACCAAAAAATAGAAGAATGGGTACTTGATTTTCTAAGTAAACCTAATTCTGCTTTTGATAATTTACCACCATGTCCTTATGCTAAGAAGGCATGGTTGGATGGTAATGTTGAGGTAAAAGAATTTGTATCCTTTCTAGAAATGAGAAAGGATCTAAGAAATTGGGATAAGGAAGTTATAATATATCTCTTTCAGACTACTATGTTACCTACTTGTGGTGAACTAGCATCACTTGCTCAGACATTCAACGATCAGTATCCTGAATTTTTGTTTCTAGAAGAACACCCAAACCTTGTTGAGGATGTAGGAGGTGTTATAGTGAACCAAGGTGAACTATGCATGATGATCGTACAAAAGAGAAAGGAATTAGAAGAAGCTCGAGTAGAGTTGAAGAAGACTGGTTACTATGATAACTGGACACCTGATATGAAGGAGAGGATCATTGACCGTTGAACTAAAAGATTGGTTGAACTCAATCAACTCCAATAAGAAGAATCTTATAGATGAGGATGAACTTCTAGAACCTAAGTATCCAGCATACGTTGTCAACAAATGTATGGCAGGACATATAGATGCGATCATGTTTGCGAATGAGATGAACATGAATCCTAATCTAGACAAGAAGCTACAGTATGACTTTTATCTAAATACACTCAGGTCTAAGAAGAGATTTTCTCCTTGGATTAGAAAGGAAGAATTGAAAAACCTTGAATTGGTTAAGAAATACTATGGATATAGTAATGAAAAAGCCAAGCAAGCCCTACCACTTCTCACTAAAGAACAACTGAATTTTATTAAAAGTAAACTTGATACTGGGGGATTGAAATGAGTGGGATGGAACCAGAATATCAGTGGTCACCTGACAAAATGGTCGAGGTGCTACTATCAGAACCAGATGACTTTCTAAAGGTACGTGAGACACTTACACGAATAGGAGTAGCATCTAGGAAAGAAAAGAAACTATATCAGTCTTGTCATATTCTGCATAAGCAAGGCAAGTATTACATAGTTCATTTCAAAGAATTGTTTGCACTTGATGGAAAGAGGGCAAATCTTAGTATGAATGATGTGCAAAGAAGAAACAGAATTATTCAACTCCTATCTGATTGGGGTTTGATTACTATACTGAAACCAGATGTAGTAACAGACATAGCACCATTGAATCAGATAAAAGTCATAGCATATAAGGAGAAGGGTGATTGGGATTTGGAAACCAAGTACAATATAGGTAAGAAAAAAGTAAGTGAGTAACACCTATAGAGGTGATGTTGCTGCAAGTCCAAACATACATGATGGAGATCATTGGTCTGCTGTCAAACGAACCTTGAGTTTTGACAAACCTTATAATATTATGTCTCTTACCATACGTAAAGAAATGCTTCTTGATGATGATCGAGAAGTATATGAGAACCTACAAAGACTTCAGACTGAGAACTTTAATAGGATAAAGATACCTAAGTTCACAGTAGAGAGGAATGGTAACATACTCACATATGAATCTGAGTTTATCAAAGGAGAGACACTCAGATCTATATCTGATTATGAGATAATGTATGAGGATTTGGTTCTAAGGGATTCGGATTATTCATTCAATACTTTTAGACCTCAGAACTTTATAAAGGATTGGCGTGGTGACATATATGCTATAGATCTAGATGACTATAAATTCATACCACTACAAGATAGAATTGGTAAGTGGGAAAGATCTATGAGATACTTTGGACATGTAGTCAGAGCATATAGAGGTAGGTATCAATTACAGGTCAAGATATATGGTGAAGGTCAACGTCAAACTAAACTGAAACAATTGATAGATGGTATGTTCAATGCTGTCATAGAGGAGTGTACTTTTCCTCCTGAGTTCTACGGAGACTTTGCTATTAGTATAGATGGTAAGTTATATGATAAATTTGAAGATGTTATGGATCATCTAAAGAATTTGTATATGGAGTTTAGATCGCAGATGGATATGGATTCCAATGGTCTGTTCCAGTACCATGACTGGAAAGCAGATCGGTCATCAGTATTATTTGACAGTAACAACCGAACTACCACAATAGGATAATATATTATAATTAGTAGTGTACGCCTTCGGGGTACATTCAATAGACGCTCAAAGAGGTCACTATGTTTAACGATGCTAACGCTATTACTTTTACCGTGCCTGAAACTCAGGACTACTTGGCAAAAGTAAGAAAAAATATGATCGGGTTTGATGACTGGTTCACAACCTTCGATCAACACTTCGCAAGTACAAATAACTATCCACCTTACAATACAGTAAAGGTTTCTAACCATGAGTATAGGGTAGAGGTAGCACTTGCAGGATTCAAAAAAGAAGATCTAAAAGTCTACACACAAGAAGGAAGACTTATCATTGAAGGTAAGAAAGGTGATGGTGTAGAACAAGATTATGTACATAAGGGATTGGCACAACGTGCATTCACACGTCAGTGGTCATTACC